TTGCACTAGGATACGCTTGCCTTCGCCATTCACTTCAACATGGCTAGAATCCTCAATCGTGATGAGGTCGTTTGCCATGTACGTTTTGCCGACCTCAGCAAGTGGGATGAGTTCAACTAACTCTTTGTAAATCGTCCCATAAGCAATATTCTTGCTCATGACCGAGTTCAAAACCATGATATGAAGCAATTTACCGTTCAAGCGAGCGTTCTCTTGAGTCTGTTTAACAAGTTCAGAGAGTTCATTTTGCTTATTTGCGTTCTCAGCGATTTTATGCTCAGCCTNTGAGTGTTCTCTTGAGTCTGTTTAACGAGTGTAGAGAGTGCATTTTGCTTAGTTGCATTCTCAGCGATTTTATGCTCGGCCTCTTCAAGTTTAGCTTGTGCCTTCACAATTGCTGAACCTGGGTCTAGCTCGGATTTCAGGATATCCAATACTGCTTGAATCAAGACATCCTCTTGTTCATTCGTGCGGTCTCCTGCGAGTTCGCGCATGTTCGTGCTATAACGATTGCCTTCTGAAAGACGAATTTCAACTACTGTCTTGAGATTGTCGCTAAGGCCTCGTGTATAAGGTTTTCCTGTCAATTCATAATTGTTAATTGCCATTTGTCATTTTTCCTTTCACTTCTTCAAATTTCGTTTTGAGTTTTTCATCTGATTCGATGATTTGTTTCATCTGCTCAAGTTCCATAGCAGCAACTGTATAGAGGGCTTCGATCGTTGCCGACTGAGTAGCCTCATTACCGACTTTTTCACCTAAAGATTTAATTGTCAGGCCGCTGATTTGTTTGTCCTGTTCTGTCATGTTTTTTCTCCAATTTATGTATTTTTTGATTGAGTTCTTGAATGGCCTTGATTAGATAAGGCACAAGTTCAAAAGTTCTGTATGAGTAAGCTCCATCTGGATTTTCATAAAATGCTTCAGGAACATATTTTTGGACATCCTGCGCCATAATACCGCATGAGATATCTTCAATCTTTCCGTCATACTCTTTGCGATAAGAGTACGTTTTGAGTTGCTCAATAATATCAAGACCTGAAACTGTACTATCTTCGATATTGTGCTTGTATCTACGGTCTGAGATTTCCTTATTCATTGGAATCCAGTCGTAGCTTGAATTAGCGCGATAGAGATACAGATAATTATTTGAAGGTGCGATACTTGAATACTCTGGCGATGAAATCCAGTAAGCCCACAATCCTGATTCCTTAGCGTAGTAAATATTACCTGTTACTTGAAGATTTCCGTGAATAATTGGGGTGTCCCAGAATTCAGCACGGCTGTAGCAAAACATTCGACCATTTTGCCTTACGAACCAAGCGTCATTCCCAGGGCTCTCCCAATTATCGCCCCAATTCACCCAAAGAGCAGTTCGAGTCCAATTAGTATTATTACTACCGCTGCTCATTCCGACAGAGAACTGACTCTGACCAGTCAACCAATAAGCAGACGGGTCTTTGTCATGCGTACCGATTTGGAAGCCACCGATTCGACCCTTGAAACCTTCAAATAAAGTCGCAGATACTACTACCGACCTAAGCTTATTGATAAAGGCAGTCTTTGAAGCAAGCGTGTCCGTGAAGATATCACTTGAGACAAACATTCTAGCCATGGCTTGGTCCATGACCAATTTATCAGCTGTGATAGTATTCGCTCCGATGATTTCAGCATTCAACTTGGCAAAGTTGCCCTCACCCACGAATAGTCGCTTAAAGTAACCATCAATCGCTGTCAGTTCATCAAGCAAGGTCTTACCCTTTAATCGAATTTTTTCTGCCTCAATCAAAATTTGATTGTTCGTCGCATTGATTTGAGAGATGATAGAGCCTGCGCTAGTCAGGTTTTGAATTGCCCATGAGCCAGCAAGTTGATTTTGAACTGTACGAACAGCTTCGTCTGTATCTTCGGGCGCTAGCGTGAATGATGTCGCATTGTTTCCAGTTTCAAGTTTTATCTCTGAAATGTAAAGGTTGATTGACTTGCCTTGTTGTCCGTACAACATCAAATTAATTTCGTCAACATCAACTGGTAACTCATAATTAAAAATAAGTTTTTTATAAATGGATGAAGTTATGTCACCATTTGGGATCTCCTTCCATGCCTGTGATTTTATTGCACCATCTTTCCTATAATGTAACCCGACATTAATACCAGAAAAAGTATTGTATCCATCTTTTGAAATCAAAAAAGAAAGAGTGATTTTGTCGGATTTTTTTAATTCAATTTTGAATGTCTGTTGCAATCCAAAATAACGAGCATTGATAGTTGTACCATAAATGTGCACGCCTGATTTATTTCGATTTTGTGATGAATGTTCATAATTGAAATTCAAGCCTGAAACGTTCGTTTCTCTCCAATTTTTCGACTTATCTCTGAAATCAGCATTCCTCACATAATTTCGTCCATCTCCGACATTTTTAGCCACCTCAACCTGGAACAGTTGGCTAGTCATAGCCATACGTGAGACTTTCTCAGCAATATCAGACTCGCTACTACCGATAATGCGCTCATAGAGCTGATTGGTTTCTTTCACTCGTTGAAATTCGATGAGATCAGCCTTGTTATCAAGTTGCCTTCTCAATTGCTCGCTGATTTGCTTCGCCTCTTGAGCTAGCAACCCACCTGCGCCAGCGTTTTTCAAAGCTTCATCAGCCTTTTGTTTGATTTCGTTCAAACCAGTGCTGTCGAAATCACGAAAGCGCTGGTCGATTGTCTCTGTCAGACTTTTCTTGACCTCTTCGGCTCTGGCTTTGGCAAGTTCGACTCCGTCCGCAATTTCTTGTCTCAGTAATCCTGCCTTATGATCAAAGTCTAAATCAGCATTTTGAATAGCTTTTTCAATGGCAATTTCTTGAGCTGATTCTGTCACTCCAAGAATTGCATTCGCTGCGCTAGATAAGCCACCAGAAACCCTAGAACTACCAGTGCCTGCTTTGTCGTCGAAAGTCAGAGAGATGTACTCTTCTTTTAAGGCATCGAACTCATAAGCAATAGCTTTCTTGAACGCATCGACATTATGTTTCCAGCTCTTGAGATTGACCGTATCACCCATGTGAACAACTTGCCCATCAAGTTCATAAGCTTCAATCTTGATAGCATCAGAGACCTTGTCAATTCCCTCATTTGAGAACTTAGACTGTGCCCACTTCTGCAACTCTTCAACAGTTTTTGCGTTGTTGTTCTCATACTCTTTTTCATTGATATAAGGATAAGAGTTAATAAGAGGACTATCAATAGTCACTCTGATAGTCGTTTCTGTTTTAGCGCCTTCAGGTTTAAAAGTCGATTTGGCATGGATTCTTGTGACAACATTCTGACTATTTCTTGTGCGTTGGTAGTCCTTCAGATTTTTGTGCGTTGTAATAACAACACCACGATTCTCACCACGACTCTTCTTGATAGTCATTGCAAAGTTATCACGAACCAGCTCGCCTTCCCATGTACCAACAATGCTGTGCTTACCGTCCAGCAATACAGAGTACAGAGTTTCTGTTTCAGTCGTGTTGAAGGTCCTACGATCCTGGATATCGCTATTGAAAGAAAAATCTCCCAAAGCAGTTTTTGTGTTTTGAACCATGCGAGAAAGAGCCATGCCACAACTCTGACTAGTCACGCTTATTGGCGTGATAGAACGTTGCATCACATCGTCTGAAATGTGATAGGCTGTGATTTCCAGATGATCATTGTGTTCAACAGGTTTCTTAATGCGAAATAGCTGTGCACCAAGGACAGGAGTCGGCGCTTTTATCAACATATCTTCTTGGATGAGCTGATAAATACCAGAGTCAGAAATGGGATATTTCACAGTTAGGGTGAAATCGCCATTCATGGTCTCTTTAACAACCGCCGAAGTCGCTTCATGAAGTGGCTCCCCGTTCCACCGAACGGTTCTCACATCTTTATTAAGTAGATAAAGCAATTATGCCCACCCCCAAACTGTTTCGATTTCAAGCGATTGAATACCTTGACCTAGAACAACCCCAACATTCTTCACTTTCGCTGGATCAACTGTGATAAAATCCCCCGACCATTTCACTGGCTTCCCTGTTGTCGTTTTGAAGCTAGGATTGTCAGGATTATTGACCATCACAAGCGATTCTGAGAGCTTTTCAAGACGAATGACCTGACCAGCAATTGTAAATGAAGTTTCAGAAGCGCTCTGACCAACGATTGTGATTTTAGGAAAAGCAAGAGCAGAACCTTGAACGGTCAAAGTCCCACTTCTTGTCAATCTCTGTGTATC